AAAATTTACAAATTCCACGGCTGGCAACATATTCCACCGGGACTGTGAATTCTGAGGCTGCAACGCTCGGCGAGTCTGATCCGACGTTCTCCGCATTTATCACACTGAACGCCTTCAAGTACGGATTCCTCACGCAGGTGAGCTCCGAGTTGCTGAACGATTCAGGTATTAACGTCCTTGATCTTCTCGCTATGAACTGTGGTAACGCTCTCGGGTTCGCGGTCAATACCGCGCTCACGACCGGGAGCGACAGCGCGACAGAGCCGAACGGTATTGTTACCGCTGCGGGTTCTGGCGTTACTGGTGGGACCGGTGTTTCGGGCGCATTCACCTATGCGAATCTCGTCAGCCTCTACTACTCGCTTGATCCCGCAGCTCGGGCACTTCCGGGAACGGGCTTCATGGCGAAGGGTTCCAGCATTGCTGCAATGCGTACCCTTCAGGATGGCAATGGAAGTTTCGTCTTCCAGCCGTCAATGAGCGAGGCTACGCCGGATCGTGTTCTCGGCGTTCCTCTGATTGAGAATCCGGCAATGGCTGCGGCTGCTACCAGCGCGAAGTCTGTCATCGCAGGCCACTTCCCGAGCTATTACGTTCGGACTGTCGGCGGCATTCGCCTGGATCGCTCGGATGACTTCGCCTTCAGCGCTGATCTCGTAACCTTCCGCTGCACCTTCCGGGTGGATGGGGATCTTCCGCAGACGTCGCATGTTAAGTACTTCATCGGCGGCGCTTCCTAGTAATACCCTCTCTGCCCCTAGTCGGGGTTCCGTATTTATCGCAGGGTGCGGAACCCCGATTAGGTCTCACCTGCGAAAGGATCTGCGATGTCGAACAAACGCAAGCCAAGTAAGCCGCTGAAGAAGCGAAGTGAAGCCAGGGCGATCCTCTGGAACTCCAATAGTCCGTGGGCCAGAACCGGCTACGGTGCGCAGACTGCGCAAACGATCACGAGACTGCAAGCAGCGGGGCATCATGTCGCTGTCTCCTCTAACTATGGGCTAGAGGGAACTACGCTTGATTGGCATGGAGTTAGGCAGTATCCGCGCGGATTCGATATGCATTCCAATGATGTTGTGGTAGCGAACTATCACGCTTGGAGGCATGAGCACTCAGGCCTAGATCCTCTGCTCATCACTCTTTACGATGTCTACATTTTCAAGGGTTCGCAGTGGGACGATGTGGAGCAAATCGCGTCTTGGGTTCCTATCGATCATTCTCCGATTCCTCCAGATGTTGCGGCTTGGTGCAAGCGTCCGAACGTGACTCCTATAGCGATGAGCCGCTTTGGTGAAGCGATGCTGAATAACGCTGGCATTGATTGCTTGTATGTTCCTCACGCTATAGAAAAGATCTTCAAGCCTACTGAGTCCATTAATGCAGGCGGTAAGGATCTGACCGGGCGCGAGTTCATGGGTATCCCTGAAGATCGTTTCGTATTCGGAATGGTCAGCGCAAACAAAGGCGCTTATCCTCCTCGCAAGGCTTTTCCTGAAACCTTCCTAGCCTTCTCTATGTTCGCTAAGCATCATGAAGATGCAGTGCTCTACATCCATACGGAGGATCGCGGAGGTATGGGAGGAATCAACCTGCGCGAGCTTGCTGCCGCGTGCGGGATTCCTGATCATCAAATCGTGTTCGTTGATCAGTACGTTTATCGCTCAGGTATTGGTAATGATCTCCTAGCTGCGATCTATACCGCCATGGATACGCTGCTGATTCCTTCCATGGGCGAGGGTTTCGGCGTTCCTCAGATCGAAGCGCAGGCCTGCGGAACACCGGTCATCTGCACGAATGCGAGCGCATCTCCCGAGCTTCTCGGCGATGGTTGGCTAGTTGAGGGGCAGCCGTTCTGGGATTCTCCGCAGCGCGCTTGGATGATCACGCCCGGCGTTCCTTCCATCATTGAAGCGATGGAAGCGGCATACGGTCGGGGCCGTGGGAGATCTCATATAGCGCAAGACTTCGTGGCGCAGTATGGGGCAGATTTCGTCTTTGATAATTATTGGTTGCCAGCGATGGAGGCTCTGCGGTGATCCCTTGCATGATCGTTCCCATTCTCGCGGGTCCAGAGATCCTCTATCGGATGCTAGAGACAATCGACTACCCAATTAGAAAGCTGATCATCATTGACAACGGGGATGCTCTGCGAGCTTCAGCAGGATGGCCGATTGAGCACGTTCAGTCAACGAAGGTAATCAAGATGCCTGCGAATCTTGGCGTGGCAGGATCTTGGAATTTAGGGATTAAGGCTGATCCGTTCTCTCCTTATTGGCTCATTGCCAACTATGACCTTGAATGGCCCGCAGGCTCGCTGAGAGCGTTCTATGAGCAGGCTGGAGAAGGAATCATGCTCGCTCAATCTCCGCAGCCGTGGAGCGCCTTTGCGCTGTCTGAGGATGCCGTGAAGCGCGTCGGGCTATTTGATGAGGGTTTCCACCCGGCTTACTTCGAAGACAACGACTATGAATTACGCGCGATGCTTGCAGGAGTGAAGATCACTCGCTCTGAGATCCCGATCATTCATCACAATTCTTCTACCCTTAAATACTTCGGCGAGCGCAATAACGCTACCTACGCGAATAACTCTGACTATTGGCAGCGGAAGCGCGAGAAGCCGAATGAGGGCGGCTGGAGTCTTGAGCGAAGGCGAGTTAATTCGTGGGATTAATGGCTGAGCACTACGCAGACTTTAAGCGCAGGCATTCGGGAGAAACGATCTACGTTGTTGGCTCTGGTGCGACACTTGATCATGTACCGCGAGGATTCTTCGACGGTAAGCCGACAGTCTGCATTAACCGAGCAGGAGAAGCGCTCGGGCTTAAAGACTTCTACTCAGTCACTCACTACCACCTAGACGCGCATATCCTCGCTGATGCTAGGCCTGATCTCCCGGTGATCGTTCCTATGGTGGAGCAAGGCATCGGCTACCCGGCGAAGACTAGACCGACTCAGATGAACGTCTTTTTCGTGCAAACGAATCCGCAGATGTTTTCACAGTTTGATACTGCTGAGCACTGGCCGACTCATGATGATCATCTCGTCTGCGGGCCTACCTCGCTGCATATGGGGATGCACTTTGCGGCGTATCTTGGAGCGAAGTTCATCATCCTTGCTGGCGCTGATTGCGGGATCTTGGATGAGCGGGACGCAATCGAAGGATACGCGCCAGGCGATCCCAAGCCTTACCCTGTTTGGGAGCAGCAATTGCCAAAGGTGGCAAAGAAACTGCGATCAATGGGCGTAGGAGTGATGTCTCTTAATCCGTTCGTGAATCTGACACTAGAGGGGCACTCGTTTCGCTCTCCTTCTGTCAGCATCAATTGCTAGAAATGATGGGTAGAATGATTGAATACCTGCGGAAAGGATCGGCATGAGCCTTTATGCGAGTACTGCGCAGATCAAAGCTGCGTTGCGCATTACTGATTCCGTAGATGACTCGCTGATAAATATGGCCGGGTCTGCGGCATCAGATCTCATCGATGGCTACTGCGGTCGAACCTTTGGAACGTCGGGAACAATTACGCGCGTCTTCTCTCCTGCTGATGAATATGTGATTCAGATTGATGATCTCGCAGGAACAGCCGTAACGATCACTTCCTCCACCGGCGCGGATGGAGTCTTCGACGTAACGTGGAAGACGACTGACTATCAGCTAGAGCCGCTCAATGGAGTAAGCAACGGGCAGAGCGTGCCATATACGCGAATCAGGGCCATTGAAGACTACTTATGGCCTGCAGCGGGTGGAGAGGCTACCGTGAGAGTTACGGGCGTATACGGCTTCCCTGCTGTTCCTATCGTTGTAACGCAGGCGGCCGTTCTGCAAGGCTCAAGAATTTTCACCAGACTCCAGAGCCCGCTCGGGGTGGCAGGCTTCAATGAGCTTGGAGTTGTCCGAGTTACGAGAGCGCTAGATCCTGACGTAGCGCAACTAGTGGAGCCTTACCGTCGGATGGTCGGTATCGCATGACGGTCACCATCGGAACGCTAAGAACGGGGATCGCTACCAACCTCGCAACGATCAGCGGCCTGCGGACATCGGCGACTGTCCCCGATGCGCCGACTCCTCCGCAGGCTGTCGTCATTCCTTCCACCATCACATATGACCGGGCGTTTCATCGTGGGCTAGATCAATATGAATTCGTTGTAACGGTGATCGTTGGACGCGCCTCTGATCGAAACGCTCAGGCCTCTATAGATGCCTACTGCAATCCGACCGGAGCATCATCCATTAAGACTGCAATTGAGTCTGACCGGACGCTAGGCGGCATCGCTCAATCCCTGCACGTTACGGAAATGCTTTCGTACGCTTCAACGTCCATAGGGGATACGATTTATCTCACTGCGGACTTTTCAGTAACCGTCTACGCATAAAGGAGTAAGGAACAATGCCAAAATTCGTTGCGATTGATTATAAGGTAACCATTAACGGGACGGATTTTTCTAGTTCCATTAACTCCGTTGATCTGTCGATTGAATCAGCAGAAGTAGAGACAACGGCTTTCGGCTCTACTTTCACCACGCGCGTTGGCGGGTTGAAAAGCGCAAGCATCACGCTGGACTTTCATCAGGATTTTGGCTCGGCGTCCGTTGATAGCGTTTTATTTCCGCTCCTGAACAGCCTTGCTACTGTCGTGATCGTTCCTACGTCTGGCACGGTGTCGGCAACGAACCCGAGCTATACGGCTGTCTGTCTTGTCAATCAGTATCAGCCGTTCGCTAGCGCTGTTGGAGATCTTGCAACGCTCTCGGTTACCTGGCCGACATCTGGCACTGTCGTTCGTGCAACGGCTTAAGGAAGGTTCCTGCGATGATTAACAGAATTCCGCTAGAAGTCACATATACAGATTCGCGAGTAGATCACGTTCTCTGTACCGGCGCGGACACTATTGCGTTTGAGCGTGCCTACGATCTGCCTACGAACAAAATAGGCGAGCGTCTGGAATATATGTGGTTTCTTGCTTGGGCTTGCTTGAATCGAACGAAGCGCGTCAATCTTCCTTTTGAAGATTGGATGGCTACGGTCGATCAGGTGGCAGATGATGAAAGCGCAGGGCCGACAGAGATCCTCCCTTTGGAGAGTCAAGCAGTCATTTCATCGTCTGCCACCTTGCCTATGAGTACGGACTCGCTCCCTCTGTAATTTTGGAGGAGTCAGACCGGATGCAAATCACGATGCTTCGTTACCTGCGGTGGAGACATACAGAGCAAGCGTCAGCGCAGAGGAAGCGATAGCAATGGTGATGAAGGCTCAGGTTACGGGCGAGCAGCGCACTATCAAGTTGCTTGAGCGCTTCGACCGCGAGGCATATAAGGAAATCGCTAAGGGCTTCCGTAAGGCTGGCGAGAAGGTTCGGGATGAGGCGCGCTTTCAGACTCCTTCCGGTAACGCTCTGAGCAATTGGGGCAAGTGGAATGCGGTTGATCGCGGCAGGGATCTTAAGTTCGTTGGAAGTGCTGTCAGATCTAAGATCAGAGTTGATCTACAGCAGGATCAGCGCAAGTGGGGCAAGAATCTCTACATGGTGAAAATTGTAACGATGGACTGGGGCGGTGGTGTCTTCGCTCTGGCTGGAACGAATGAGGTTAAAAAGAAGTCAAGGAACCCGAACCCTAAGGGCCGTACCTTCGGCGCGAATCTACAGAAGAAATACGAACGCGAGGCGGGGACGGCGCGAGGACCGCGAGGCCTGCTCTATGCGGTGATGACGAAGGGGCCGGACGCGCGCAAGGATCTAGAGCGCGTCATGGACCAAGCAACCGCCTACGCTGAGCGTCTCATCAATAGGGGGGCATGATGGCTCGCGGTGCTATCTCCGTTCAGATCACCGGCGATTACAACAATGCGGACGTTAAGCGCGCGATAAACGATCTTCAGCTACTGCATCGGCAGAGCGGGACTACCTCAGGCGCTATGGGTCAGCTTGGCGTTGCTGGTGTCGCTATGGGTGCTGCTGTCGGCGGCGCTGCGTTGATGGCTGTTCAGGCTG